TGTGTGGTACGCGGTTTGGTGTGCGTGGAAAACGTGACGCGTGTAAATAGGCACGAATATTTCGGCTTGTTTGGTGTGTCGTGTTTTGCGTGCGGTATTATATAGGTATCGGTTTCGATGAAAGGAAAATGAAATGGCTGATTATGATGCATTCGTTGTAGAGATTTTGGCTGATAATGCTTACATGGTTTGCATTGACGGTGTATATACCGGAACTATCAGCGATAACGGTACTGTTGACGATAGCGTTATTACGTTTGAGTCGGCATTGTCTACGGCTATTGAGTTTATGTTGTCTGACGAATACGAGATTAAGCAGACTGAACAGCATTTGTTTTATAAGGGTAACCCGTGCCGTAGGTATGTCGTTTCGATTAATGCGTAATTAAAAAAACGAAAAAATTATACCCGGTGTGTTTTTTCACACCGGGTATTTTATGCGTTAATACTGTGTTTTATTTTTGGTTTTATGCGCTAATGCTGTGTGTTGTTGTGCAGTATATTTCTGTGTTGTTTGGTATTGCGGTTGTGCATGCGATGATTCCGCGGTGTGCGCTGTTGGTTGACGCGTATAGTGTGCCAGTATGGTAGTTTGAGTTTACGCAGTAGTTGTTTACTGTTGATAGTCCGTAGCATGTGGCGGCTATTCCGGCGTATGCCGTGTGATTGTTTACTACTTTGAGTTGGCAATTAAATGTGTATATTCCGTTATTGCATACTGATTCGCTGTTTACTATTTGGCCGTGGTTATCTGTGCCTGAGACGCTCGTTTTCCAGTTGTTGTGTATGCTGTTGCGGGTGAACAGTGATTCGGCAAACAGTCGTAATAATTGTTTCTGTCCGTTGTCGTTTGGATGTATTGGGTCCATTGAATTACTGTTAGTTGATGCCCAGTCTTCGCGTCCGTTCAACCATTCCCATGCGTATTGTATTTCGTGTACGTTTGGTGTTTGCGCTATTCCTTCTTCGATTGCGTTTAGTGTCTGCGGTATGTTTGTGTGGTATCTGAACATTCCTTGTACGCCTAGGACGATTGGTGCAACGTATACTTCTGCATTCGGGAAGTTGGTTAGTGCGTATTGTAATGTGTTTTTTACAGCGTTTGTAATGATGGTTGTTGTTTGCAGTTTGTCGTTTGCGCCGCCTGCGATTATTATGTGTGTTATTTCTGCTTTGTTTTTTACTGCTTGCAATTGTGATAGAAACGTTGGTTCATTTACATAGCCCGCGTTGTTTTGTGCCATGTTTTGTACGGTGTCCGCGCCTATGTATGATTTGAATTGGTTTGCCCATGACATTGCTGTGCTTGATGCGCCGGTTCCGCAGCTGATCGAGTCGCCTATAATTGCGATGTTTGTGTATGTTTTTCGTTTTAATTCGATGTTTGAATATATGCCATCTATTTTTTGCACGGTGTTGTATAGATTGGTTGCATCGTTGACGCTATTTGCGTGTAGTGCGGTTAGATTTGCGTGTAGTGCGGTTAGATTCGCGTTTATTGCAGTAATGGCTGTTTCGTTGGTTTGCGCTAGAGTTAACGCGTTGCTTGCGGTTGCGGACGCGTTGTTTGCGGTTGTGTCGGTGGTGTCTATTTTGTTTTTGAGCTGTGTTGCGGTTTTGGTGTCGGTCACGCCTAACGCGGTTAGATTTTTGTTGTTGTTTTGTGCTGTTTCTAAAGCCTGGGTCGCTTTACCGCCGGCAGTGTTTGCGTTACTGTTGATTTTGTATAAATTATCGTCAATAATATCCATTGACGCATTATATTGGTCATTGAGGTTGGCCGCGTCGCCGTTTTGATATTTTTCGAGGTTGAAGTTGGTTGTGTAGTCGGTCATGTCAGTTGTCCTTTCGAAGATTTGTTGGATGATTTATTTCTTCCTGTACTTTTAGTTGGTGGATTACGCGGTCTAGTGTGCGCATTGCAGTGTTATATCCGTCGCGTAAGTCGGCAAGGTCTCCGGTTTCGTATAGGGGTAGATGATAAAACGGTGTTTGTGATGCCATGAGTGTACGCCTTTACTCGGTTGGTGGAATTGGGTAACCCTCCGCGGTTTTTTTGAGGGTGCTAAGGTCTGTGACGGTGAATTTTTCAGTGCCGGTACGGTTTAATATGTGGTTGAGTGTTGTGCCAAGTGTTTGTGCGTTGGTTCCGTTCAATCCTAGCGCTTCTATGAATGCGGTTAGGCCGGCCGGTAACACGTTGTTGTCTAATGCTAGGTCTGCTTTATCGCTGACGCTTTTTATTGCCGCGTCGATTTTATCCATTGACCCGTTGTATTGGTCAAGTAGATTTGCGGAGTTTCCAGCTTCGTATTTTTCCAGTGCGTAATTCGTGGTGGTGGTAGTCATGATTTATCCTTTCATGCTAACGGTGGATATTGTTCACCGGTTGTCGGATTAGTGACACGTGGCGTGGTATCGTCGAATATGGTGAGGTTGCCGATTGCGGGCGTTTCGTCTGTTCGGTGTTCGGCTAGTTTACCGGCGTTGATATCGGCTATTTGCGTGACACGCGCGCCATACACCGCTAGTTCGCGGTACAAATCACGAAGCGCGGTTTTACTATCGGTGTATTCGCCTTTTGTGACGTTCCATACTAGCTGTGTGTTTCCTATGTGTTCTATCTGTTCCTGTATTTGTGTTATGGCTATTGCGTAGTCGTTTATGCGCGATTCGATGTTTTTTATGCGCGTATCATAGTCGGCTAGCGTGTTGTTTATATCGGTGGTGATCTTGTCGAAATATGCGGTGATATGGTCGTATTCGCACGCTAGATATTTTATTATCTCTTCGGTGCTTTTGGCGTTCCAGTAGAACGCGGGTATGACCGGCGTATAGGGCCATACGCTGTATAAGGGAAGTGGGTACATGTGTTTACCTTTCTAATAGTTGTTTATGTTCACCGTCCATAATGGGCTGAAGCATTCCTCTAGGTTCTCCAATAGTAGCACGTCGATGTCCACGTAGTCGCCTTGTCGTATCGCTTTTATCTTGTCTATGTAATTGCCGTTGACAATGGTTTCATATTGCGTATCGGTGGCATTGCTTGCGTAATCCTGACTCGGTTGCAATTGCGTGGCCGGAAAGTCCGAGAACACGGTACGCATCTTGTGCCACGTGTCGGCGTCCGCAAGGAACATGCCCGGGTTGCCGTCGGCAAGCTTGTAGAGCGGTTTCAGCACCGGCATGAACTCGCTTATTAGACGCATGAGGTGTCTTCGCCATCTGCTCGGCGGCATCACGCCTAGCTCACGATCGTAATAACGGTTTTCTATCTTGCGGCAACAACGTGCGTATTGCGCGTCATTGTAGGCATCGTCGCGCCACGACCATTCCGGCTGTGTCCAGTCAACACCGCCACCGGTGAGCAGTTCACCCAACGTGATTGTGGCGATGGCGTGAAAATCGTCGCGCGGTTCGCTTGGCTCGTATGCCGGTATCGTGTCATATGGTGTCATTGTTGCTCTTCCTGTTCTTGAAGATTCGTCATGTAATCGTAGTTCTTGCTTATGTTGTCCTGATTCCACACCACCTCTATAGGCTTGTCTAGGTATTTTGCGAAACGGGTGTTGAGTACGTCGCACGCGGCGCGACGTTCTTCAAGCTCGGATAGCGCGCGAAGATCGGTTGGTTCGCCGTAGTCGTTTATTTCGTCCGCTGTCTGACGTTCCATCTTCATCGGTAAATTCTTGATGCCTAACGCTTGATAGAAGGCGTTCCAAGTGTTCTGTATATCGGTCTGCAATTCCATGCCGATATATTCGACACCTGTTTTTAACACTTGCGCCTTCATGCTATCGGTAAAACCGGGGGTCGCCATGATCGCCATTTCACCGCCCGATATCTGTTTAACCACGTTTACACCCGCTGTTTGCTGACCCGCGGGAACCTCAAGAATAAACGGTGTTTTTTGGTGGAAACGATTCTGACGGCGCGTCATGTACAAGTCTTCTATCTCATGCGCGAAGAATTCGAGCGTTGGCACCAATGGTGTGCGCGCTTTGTTGGCGTAGATGAATACACCGTTAGAATTGTTCACGTCGAAATGCCACCCGTTAATACCGTATGAAGTCCATTTTTTCGGACGATAATAGACGTTGTAATTAGAGTTGACGACGGCTTGCGTGGAGAAGAACACGCCCGGCTTACTGTGTGGGTATGCGATAGTGGCATAACCGTAGTACAACAGATTGTATTCGAGAAACCACGCGTTACACGTCTTCGGTAAGTTAAGCCATTTGAAGCGTGATAACGCGACATTGAGCATTTGCGAATATGCCGTAAAATACGCTTGCGAATTGATCTGTTGCGACTGTTGCCACACCGGTAGACCTTTTTCGCCTAGTCCCGCACGTGTCGGGGGTTGCTTGTGGGTTCGTTTGCGTCCCATGTCTTTTCCTTTCACTGATTGAGATTAGCGGTGAGATAATCGCCGCCGATTTCGTCGGGGTCATTCCAAATTGTAACACCGTCGGTCAATCGCTCCCGTATCGTATCGAGCGCGTCGTTTCCGGCGAGATTGTTGGTCAGCCACACGTCTCCCGCTTGCCAATACGTAAAGTGATTGCAGGGTGTGAGATTCGGATTGTTGTACAGTTTGTTGCTTGCGATTCCGTAGCGCAACATGTAGTCACCCGCCGCCGCTATCGCGCCGTTGTCTTCGGTGACGACTTTAACGGTCAGTGTGTCAAGCCCTGTGGCTTGTTTGAAATTGTCGCCGCCATACGCGCCTACCGGTTGCGCGGCGTGGTTGAGCAAGTCACGCCATGCGGCATTAGTGTTTGAACGTGTGTTCAGCATGATGCGTTTGGCGTTGTCGGTCGTCTGATTGCGTGACGCCGCCGCGTTCGCGTTCGACGTGTTCGCATTGTTGGCCGCAATACTAGTGTTCGTGGTGTTGCTCGCGGTTGTGTTGTTTGTGTTAAGCGTTGTGGATTGTATGAGTTGTGTGCCCGCCATGGCGATACTGACGCTGTTCGCCTGCCCGTTGTATTTCTTCGCGGCATACGCGGCCGCGTCGTTGTACGCCTGTTTGTAACCGGCTTCCGCCGCCGTCTTGGATGCGCCGGTGGCGAAGCTTGCACTTGATAGGCCAATGCTTCCCGCCGCGCCGAGTCCCGCCGCCACCATCGGTGCCGCCGCGCCACCCGTCGCCGCCGTAACCGCTATGCCGGTCGCCGCCGTGCCGATCGCGCCTATCGCGGCGGTGACGGTGCCGATCGCGCTTGCTGTTATTTCCGTGTTCACAAGATTTGACGTTAAATCGAGAGTAGCCGTGTTCATCTCGTCTATTTTGCTATTGGACGCGGTAAGTAAAAGATTCTGCTGTGTCGTGTTTGTTTTGTAGATTTCGTTAGATGCTTTGTTGGAATTGTCCGTGACGGTGGAATTGAGCGCGTTTGATAGATTCGTGTTAGCGATGTTGTTCGCGTTGCTTCGCTCGGTGTTGGACAATGACACATTAGCCGAGCGTGCGCCGTTTTCATACGATATGATGGCGTTTTCACGTGCTTGTGCAACCTCTCGATTATATGCTTCCGCGCGGTGCGCATCGATCGCGCGACGTTGCAACGCATAGGTCGGTATGTCGTGCGATATAAGCGTTTTGAGCGCGTCAGCGTTCGGCACGCCGGCGGTGACATTAGCGCCGTTGATCGCGTTAATACTAATGGACGTATCACCGTCGGCACCGATACCGTCAAGCCATGCGATTTGCCGCAATATCGGATAGCTGAGTGACGTGACCGATTGCACCGAGAGGTGCCCGCAGTCCGCTATTTCCACACGTGTTTTATTGCCGATATTGTCGCTGACCTCCAAATGCGCATATGGCGCAAGATACAAGCGTGTTATTTGAGCGTATTCGGTGGTGTATCCAAAATCATCCGTAGTTAAATCGATATTAGCTAGCTTCGTTCGCGTTCCGCTGACCGTATACCATTCAACGCCGTTCACACTGACGGTGTCGCCAAGTCGCATCATGGTCGCGGTGGCGACGAAAACCGCTGTAATTTGCGACATAATGTGCGGATAATACGTAAAAAGCGTGTCGAAATAATCGTCCGATATCTTGGACGATTCGAGCGCGTACATGGTCACGTTGCTTACGGTGAGATTATCGACGGAATTATATGCAGTACCCGCGCCGGTGACGTTTGACGTGGAAACGTTTCCGGCACCCCACGCGAAACCGTCAACCGTTCCATCATTGTTGATATATGTCGGGTCGCTGTCCGTGATGTTCGTACCGCGTACACCACTCATGGCTTGCAGTTGATCGGGTGAAAACGTTGCGGCCAAACAGATGCATCTTGCACCGTTTTGCAGATTGTACGGCGTGCTTTTCCTGATATTTGACGCCGCGTTGCCATAATCGACGTCGGGCAACGTAAAATCGCGGCATTTCGCGCGTGGGTTCGCCAAAAGTTTCGCCGGTGTCGTCTCAGTGAGCGGTGCGTGACCACGTGTCAATAGCAAACCGTTTATCGCGGTCGTGTTTATGTAGTCCATCCATACATCGCGTTGCAATACGAGTGTGGTGGTGTTCGGGGCTTCCGCCGTGACGCGCGTGACGAAATAGTGATAACGAGTCTGGCAATCCGTCTGTTGTAAGGGTGATCGCATGATATCCGCGCTGAAGTCCACTACAAGATAGTTATAGCGTTGCGCGGTCATGTACGGCACGGGTATCTTCACGCCGTCTGTGTCGGCACGTGCGATATACATACTGGTATCGAGCGTCACGGCTTCCCCGTCCAATGCGTCGAACCACGCATCACGCGCCGCATCGTCCCTGAATTTCACCGCATCGCGGCCGTCGTCGCGCCACTTCACACGACACAGCTTGATCTTGGTGTTCGGTGTCCACATGTGATAGTCATAGACATTGGTGTATTGCTCGTATACGTGCGCATCGGCACCGGGGAACGGTGTCGCACCGTCCAAGTGCGGAAATTTCATTTTTATGTGCCTCTTTTCACATACAAAATCGGGGATACCGGTTTTTCCGGTATCCCCGATTCTAACATGTCCGAAGACTATGCGACGGTGAACGTGCAAGTGGCCGTGTGTTCCGTGGTTTCGTCGTTAGGATTAATGTATGTCGCGGTGCCCGTCACCTTGATAACATCACCCTTCACAAGGCCGTCGCGCTGGACATGCAAGCGCGCCTGATCGTCCACGAAGGTATTCACGTTCAGATCGAACGCCGCACCGGCGGTTTCGCCCGCGGCGGCGTGCGTGGCCGAAACCTCATAAGTCGCGGCGTTCGGTGCAACCTCGATGGCGGTGCCCGTCGGCGTGACGGTGGCGGTGAGCTTCGGCGTGAGCTGAAGCACATCGCCCGCCGCAACGGTATCGGTCGCCGGGGTCAGCGTGAAGCCCGTCACGGTCTGCGTGACGACCTTGACGGAAGTACCGGCATCGGTCGTGAACAGCGCGCATGGCGTGAAGGGAGACACGCCATAGATGCCCCAGTGGTTCAAGTACATTGTGTTGGTAAGCGTCTGCGGGTTATAGAACTGGGTGGTACCATAAAGGGTGTCTCGCACCTGATACCAATCAGTAGACACAAGCAATGCCACCGCGCCCGGAATACCAAGGCTCGGCACCTGAATAATACGATACGGCACGTCGGCCTTATCCAATTGAAACACCGCCGACAAACCGTCAACATCAAGCGATGCAAGATATTCCGGCTCGATAAGCAACACCATCTGCTGAGGATTAGCGTACGCCGGAATATCGTTAACATTAAGAGCGTTATACTGTGTGCTCGGGAAACGCATACGCCCCGCGGTCGCACGCAACGACTTAAGCAACGTCTTGGCCGACGCTTCGTCGGTCGGTGCCGCATCAAGATGAACCTTATAAAAACCAAGATTCTGCTCGTAGTGACTAATCAACGAAAGCATGATGTTCATTTCATCGTAATTGTCACTGTTGCGCGGCGTTTCCATAATCTGCGCAATGAAACGATTCAGACCGTAATCATCCACGAACGCCTGACGCAGTTCGTCGTCAGTCCAAGAAATTGGATACTGGTCTTTACGATTCATCTCATAAAACCACACGGCGGCTTCGGGGCGGTGCATCTTCAGCAGAGTTTCCGCGTCGTCCTTGTAGCCGTGCGCCTTAATCCACTTGACGGCGATCTCCTGAACGGTCGAACCCCAGTACAAATTTTCTTTCTTGAATATCGAGAGCATGTTTTCAAATGGTTCATTCTGCGCCATCACGGTAAGCCCGATACGGTTAACCATGCTCCAAACACAATCATTCAGGTATTGACGGTTCATCGGGTCGAACAGATATCGCGCGGTGTTCGCTACGCCGGTCTGCGTCGCGCTCGGCACGCGCTGTTGATAATCGTCAGTGCCCTTAAGGCGTACCTTATCCAAAATAGTCGCGTTGTCTACAGCCATAATAAAATTCTCCTATCTGTTTATTCAGAGCGTGTAATCAAGGTTTTCAAGGTCGTTCGCGGCGGCTTCGGCTATGGCATCCGCCGCGTCGTCTTCACGGACGGTCGCACCGTTTTCGATCATCTGCGACACAGAATCAGCGAACTTGTCATAGATGCCATCAATGCGTTCATCAATAGCGCCGATACGTTCGGTCACATCATCGAGTTTATCGGTTATCGACGTGAGCATGTCACGAAGGTCATCGAACTCACCCGCACGGTGCGCTTCGTCGGGGGTCAGATCATCGCGTTCGGCGGTGTCCCTTTCCTCGGTGGTTTCATCGTCCATTATCATTCCTTTCATATGAAAAAAAGCCGTACCGGTACGATGTACGCCGGTACGACTCAATATTAGCATAAATGCGACATGATTCGTGACAATGGACGGCGCGTTTACCGATCACGGCCATATCGTCGCCGGAGTCAACCGTTGGTATCAACGATAATGTTTTATCATCTTCGCCACAACACCTCGCCTTTGTATGCCACGATCATTTTACACCGAATACGCGCAACATCTCGGATATAGCGTGTTGCGTCTCGATCGTGTCGTATCGCAGATATCCAAGGGCATAATATGCAGTAAGATTCTTGATAATATCCTTTGCGACGGACGCAGTGAGATAGTTCAACCGGTTATCATCCCTTGTCACGGCAAAATAAGGTACACGTGTCACCTTATCGTATGTCGTGGTGATAAAGACGTATCCACATCGTAGATCAATACTGACGCCATACTCAACGTGTAGCCATCGAATCACATATGACAATTTTGCGTGTGCGTGCGGTTTCGTCAAAAAATCGGTGTCGTGGTGCTCGAACCGATTCCCCGCCGTCATATCACTATTGTGTTTCAGCATTCGCCCGGCCACGGTGTTCTTGGTTTTCTGCGCGGCATATGCGTCATCTCGCACGTAGTCGAAAAGGCATGTCTTACCATCGAGCCACTGCAAACCGAACTCAGGCTCCAAGGGCACGTCATAATGTTGGAAATACGGATTGAAGGCGTCGCACGCATTACCCAGCAAAAAGATTCGCGGTTTGCGTAATTCGGTGTCGTCGGCGCGTTCACGCGTGACGGTATCAACAAGTTTCGCCAACTGTTCGTATTCGTTTTTCAGATATCGGTGATAGCGGTCATCGGTGTCAATAATAATTTCATCCATGCAGATATTACGTACTCGCACATAAGTACTTTTTTTCTTCTGCTGTTGCAATGACAGCGGAATAAAATAACCGCACGTACACCATTCCTTATCACCGGTGCGACGTGCTTCGGCAACCTTGTTATGTACTCTGAATTCCCATTCGGGAAAAATATTATCCTCTATTATCCGGTCGAAATAATTCGCCGCTACGTCGTTGTTTTCCTCACGGTATCTAGTGACCTCAACAAAGCAGATACCGTTTTTAATATAATCCTCCAGCATGTACCGACGCACGCCATAGGTTTTACCAAGGCCGCGCGCACCGATTATCAAATTAACATCTGCATTGCGTGGCAATATCTGTGTTCTGAGTCGATCATAATAGTAGTTCGCCATCTATGCTCACAATCCTTGGTTTTCCGTTCGTTAATGTAAGTTCACGTGGTGCTGTCTCCACGTGTCTATTATACGTGGTTTGCAGATACGTAATGTTTTCTTCGTTTGCCTGTTTATCGGATTCACCCAACCATCGCCCCGACGGATATAGTCCGATCGCTTCGGGCACGTCCACGTGCGCCGTCTCGCCGCGATAATCAGTGACGGTGCCTACATATCTGTCCCACACGTGCGGTCGGTTGCGTTGCAAGGTATGGCATATGGCATAGTCCACAAGCACGTCATAGCCGAGCGACATTTCGACGGCTTCGGCAAAATCACATCCGCCCGCTATAAGGTCATGTAAAAACTCCTCAATTGTGTAAGCGCCGTCAGGTCGTGGCAATCCCGCGCACGTCACATGTACGCGTCCGCCTATATCGAGACTCACGCGTGCTTTGTTCCACAGCTCCATATGCTTCGTGTATCGGGTGGTGCCGCCGCAGTCCTCTACCTCGAATTTGCCTATATGCTCCAACGTGCTCGCCATATCCGGCGCGGTGACGCGCACGCGCCGCATCGTTCTGTTAATAGCGGTTTCGATCGCGTCGTGCAACGGTTGCAGACTTTCCAGCAAATCGGCATCGCTCACGTCCTCGTCACATCGAATCTTGAGACTATCCGTGTCGCCGCCGGTCACTGCCACCCTATCACCCAACCGCGCATAGACGAGCATCATGGCGATAATAAGGTGCATACGGCTACCGGCGACAATGCGCATACCGTAGGTGTACAGCACGCGCGGTGTATGCGGACGTTTGTCCGCGAAATTCTCGGGCGTGCATACTGTTGTTCTGTCCACTTCCAATTCGCCGGCTCCCGTCACGCAATAATCGGCCTTCATCACGTCCTGTGCCTGTGTGCCATAGATGCCATTGAATTGCCCTTTCACGGTGGAACCGTAGTAGGATTGTAGGAATTTCATACTCAGTTCGCCTGTCTTCGCGTCGTGGGCGATTCCTTCCGGTATCGATTCGGGAATATCGTCCGCGTATGGCACGCCTTCGGTGTAGCCCTTGATAAGGTTTTTCACGTCGGTTTTCCGCGCGAAAAGCATATTCGATTGCAAGGTGACATAATCCGGTGGGATTATGGTTTTAGTGGTGCTTTCGCCGTACAGTATTTGCATTTCGTCATAGGCGTACACCTGACCGATATTCCACAATTCAATTTCGTTAACGTGTAATACGCATTCATCTGCTCTATATAGTTTGCCGAACGCGTATGTGGGGTTTACGGCGGTGTCCACATAGCCGTGCGCGCGTATGCTGTTATCCTGTGTCTTCGCTCTCTCGTTATTGCTGTAATCGGTGCCCGCGCGTAGCGTTCGCACGAATTTCGAGCGCGGACAAATCGCTATGCCCCAAGCGTCGAAACACGTACCCTTGCGCAGTCTTATATTCGTGAAACGCACGGCGACATGAACGCCCATGTGAAACGGGTCGTCGTAATGCGTCAGCACGTCAATAAGCGACGTGTCTACAATGCTTTCACATGCTATCTGCAAGAGTCCCGGCGGTGTCGGCGCGAATTTCACTGGCAATCTACGGCCATTGATGAAAGCGTGATGCATTGAGGTCACGTCAAGCGACGCGACGTTATCCACCACTACACTCGCGGTTCGCGCGGATGTGAAGGTAAGCCCACCACGAAAACACGCCTTACGAAGCGCATACGAATCATAGTTCTTCGGAAACTCTTGTCCGCACGTCGTTTCAAAGGCGCGTTGCAATGTAAGTTTCTTACCGTCGCGCAATATGACACGACGCCCACCGATCTCACGGCGCGCCATCTGACGCACAAGCGAAGTCTTGGTAAGTACCCGGCAACCGAGCATATCGGCTGTAAGCCACGAATTAGCGTGCAATAGCCATTGCAGATATTGCGGTATCACCTGTACATCACGCCGCGCATAGAACAGCTCTTCGTCGGTCAAAGGCGTTTCCGGCGTGCGAGTAAGCGTGTAATCCCAGTCGCCCACGGCCTTCGGTAGGCCGCATGTCTCGCCCATCGCACGCAAACCGCCCATCTCCAAATAAAACGTATCCCAAAATCTGCACACGATATCTTCGTTTTCACCTGTGCATAAATCGAGCGTGTACACGGACGTTGCCGTCTGCGCGTTAACGCGCAACGTGTACGTTTGCGCCAGTTCCAGCATAAGCGTTTGCATATCGAACATGAGATTATAGGCCGCAATAATCGGGATAAAATCGTGCGCCGTGCCATACGTGATAAGATCATCAATGTACATAAGCGCTTCGTCGGTGTGCCGGTAGAAACGCACGTCGTCCGCATCGGGGTTATACTCTTCCACCGACGTATTACGCATGTCATTGAAAATGTACAATATCGGATATGCGCGTGTTTCGGCACCCTCAACAATATTCGTGGTTTCGGTGTCGAATATCGCCGCTATCCGAAAGTCTTTACGGTCTTTCATCGTACAACGTCAGGTGTTACCGCGATAAGCCAAATCGGGCTACCGCCCTCAACATCCGTATAATCCTCCAATTCACCGATATGCATTTTCATGTTCCGCGCGTATTCCAGCGCTTTTTTATTCCGTTCCATGATGGTTTCAAAAAGTTCGCTTAGCGATGTTGCCCCATACGCTTTCATGACCGCATCCAAACGTTTGTCGGGCGGCACGTCGGGGCGTTGCCAAATGTTTTGTGTGTACCGCCAAAAAATCTTGACTTTCTCGCGTCCAAACTCGCCCAAGGCCGACGGCCCGCCCTTGGATGCAATGCGCATTTCCTGACGAAAGATATTGAACGCGCGTCGCTGTTCGCCACGTTTACCGCCGCCACCTTTCACGGTCGCGGCCTGTTTGCTAAGCCCATCGGCAATTTCATTTGCACGAGCATACGCTTCGACGCGCATCTGCTTGTTACGGACACGACCGACATACGTTTTCTTCAGCTCCGTCTCAAGCCTTTGCACGTACACCGTGCGTGCGCGGCGTTCGCTTTCCGGCATTCCCGCCGTAATGCTCTTGCGTATCGTGTTTATCGCGCGGCGCACCCTCTTGCGCTTGGCCGTCAACACGTCCGCCGTTTTCCTCGCCCTTGCCATAAACGCACCTCCTACAATAAAAAAACAGCCCGCGCCATGATACGCGGGCTGATACTTCACATTATCACCTATCGGTTACAGAATCTGAAGCGACTTGATGGACTTGCCGCCACCCAATGCGGTCGAATTGACCACCACCGGAATGCCGCCGTTCTCGGCGTTCATACCCGGAAACATGTCCACAATATCCAAGATACTGCGGTTGATGCCCTCGGACTGACTGAAATAGGTGTCGCCGTCCGCCGTGAAAAGATAGACGTTCGTGCAAGGCTGACCCGTCTGCGATCGAACAGCTGGCGCGGTGTACGCGCCGACCACATCAAGCCGTTTACCTTCGCCGTAGCTGTTCAGGCTCTTGGCACTGTTGCGTGCGTTGACGATCGCGCGCTTGCCCTCGAAGGTCTTGTTATCCACGGTGCAGATGAAACGGCGATTGTCCTCACGGGCGTTTTCGGTGTTCTCGATATCTTCAGTTGCGTTAGCCATTGTGTTTTCCTTTAGTATCACTCGTTAACGGTTTCGGTTTCGGTTTCGGCTTCGGCTTCGGCTTCGGCTTCGGCTTCGGCTTCGGCTTCGGTGTCAACAAGAACGGCGTTCTCGAAGAACTGCTCTGCGTCCATCGCATACGTGTACTTGCGAACCTTGATATCGTCGACAAGTACGTTGTACAAACCGCGCTTCATGAGTTCTTTGACGGCCTGTTCCACGGTGCGAACATTGCTGTTCACGGTAACGGATTGTGCCACGCCGTCACGGTTGTAATAGCTGATCTCGCTGACCGGTAGAGTTTTCTTGATTTTCCTCATTATGATTTTCCTTTTTTTCTTGTTGTTATTTTGTCAGCTCTTTTTTGCTGACATGAAAAGTTATAGCATAGAAAAACGGCGTGCGCAATTGCGACACGCCGTTTTACAGTGACAATTTTTAATATTTAAGAATCTGTCCCGGATAAATTAGGCTCGGATTAGCAAGTCCGTTAAGCGATGCTACACGGCTCCAATCGGCTCCGAAAATCGACCACAAGGACTCACCCGCCGCAACGGTGTGCGTCCGCACGGCGAAAGTCTGCGCACTAGACACGCCGCGATAGCACACCGTCTCGCCGGGATAAATCACACCCGGATTGCCTGAACTGTACCCAGTCCACGCAGTCCACGGATTCAGCCCGGTGCGCACCGCGATACCGCTAAGGGTGTCGCCCGAAGACACGACCACGCACCGCGATGCGCCTTCAGACGGTTGCGCAGGCGTAGACGCTGACGGTGCCGCGCTCACAGCATGCCCGCCGCCCTTGCGTTCACCCGTCGCATACGCGTCCCATTGCCAGCGTTCGCCACGGAAATAGTTCAAATCAAGACGACCCGCGTAGCCGTTCACGTACCCGTTCGACGTATATTGTCGCAACGCTTCATCATATAAACCGTAATTCCACGGGCGCGATTGCCACCCGGTAGCGACGTTCGACGCATACTGTGCCACCCACACGCCGCAATGCTCACGCGCATACCCGCTAAGCTGACCCAACGCACTAGCCTGAAGATAGATCACCGGCCACACATGCGTGCGCTCGTAAACACGCCACACCCACGCGTCAATCCACGCGCCATTACCAAACTGCGGATTATCCTGAGATTCCCAGTCCAATGCAAGCACCGCACGGCCAACATACCCCTTGACGTTATTCACGAAAAAATCGGCTTCCGCACGCGCGTCACGCCCCATCGCATAGTGATACACGCCAATACTCTTACCACCGGCCAACGCACGCCCAAGCTGATAGTTAGCGGCCTGATTCACGCCATCGATCAAACACATGTTGCTAAAACCGCCTACGCCCCATGTGGCACCCGCAACAACAAAATCAGCGTCCAGCGCATACGTATCAATATCACACTGCCAATTGCTCACGTCTACGCCGCGCATATCCGCATTAGCAGATGGCACCACAGTCAGCAACAATACACAAACACAAGCTAACACGCTACGCCAGATTCGAGACATCACTATCCCCCTTGTTATCCTTAAGCAATGCAATAAGTTCTTCCGTCAACACATTATTCTTTGTCATCAAATCATTAAAATCGCTGAACGTCGAGGCAATAAACCACGCCATGCCACAGCACGCAACAATCGGAAAACCAACACTACCGACAACAGTCACAATCGAACTAAAATCCATCAAAACACCTCACAAATAAAAAAGGTCATGACACATCGAATGACATGCCATGACCCAATATATCACAATCACGTAGCCTATCCGGGAATTGAACCCGGCACGCACATTTTATAAGAATGCCGCTCTAACCACTGAGCTAATAGGCCATCACCACACCTCACCCCCGCCCACAAACCCGCCGCATCAAATCAACCATATCACGACAATGCGCAAACACATAATCCGACACAGACGAATCACATTTAAACAGCTTCGCGCTCACGCCGACAACCTTAGTACGACGTTCACCACGAACCCTACAACCACTAACAAAATCACAACTATTACACTTACAATACACGGTCAATCCCCTTTTCACAATCACCGATTAATCCGATAACCCAAACACACTGCACCCGGAACGTAAAACACTCCATCGGCAAGCACATCCTTAAAACCGTATGTACCAATGCAATCAACAAACCGAAGTTCCATCAAGCATTCAGACGCAATATCAACAAAATACACAAGCACATCGTAAATACTATTCACGTTAAAATCAATTGAATTAGACAATGCTTCAAGATTCATGAAACTCATTTTAATCACTCCTATTTTCAATATCGAAACCGATACCTATATAATACCGCACGCAAAACACGACACACCAAACAAGCCGAAATATTCGTGCCTATTTACACGCGTCACGTTTTCCACGCACACCAAACCGCGTACCACACA